GCCGTGGCATTACTGGAATCAGCAATTCCCGGAGTACTGCTTAGTTCTACTGGTATTTCAGTTAACGCCATAGTTTATCTCCCTAATTAAAGGCTACTAGCCTCGTCACGTTCTTTGCGTGTTTTATAATCATCTCTGCCAGTTACCAAGGTTACAAAGTCTGCTTGGTTGCTTGGTATGGAATCTGTAAAGCTATCGTCATTCATAAGCTTTGTTGTCCACTCAGACTGCATACGCTTCCAGCAATTATTTTGTTTGCCAGTTACTGCATCCTCTATCCATGTTTTAATGTCCAGCAAATCATTGTTCATGATTGCTTGCATTGTGTCGTTCACTGTTATTTCTACTTTAAGATCTGCCATGTTTTATCTCCTTTAAGATAGGTTATTTCGCCTTGGTTGTTTAACAAGCTAGGTAGCCTGAAAAGTGTGCATCTCCTGAGTATGAAATGTCTGTTTGTGCTGTACCGCCTACTGCTCTTATCCGTAAATACGCAGTATCACTAGCGTCCATATCAGCTAAAACTGAACCATTAAATGTTTGATAAGCAGAATCTTGGTCAAAAACTCCAGTGTCTACTATATGTATTTCGTACTCTCTATTAGCAGTAGCTAGTTTAACTTGAACATAATCATGGTCTGTATCTATGTTTTGCAATCTTAAAGTCACATTAAGTTGATACTTACCTGTTACAGGGGCAGTAAAAGTATTTGATGCAAAATTGTCACCCACATCAAAAACCTCGTCATCCCAAGTTACAGTTTCAAGTGTAGTACCTATATTTGATTGATAACCTGTTTTTCTAACCTGAAACGCTGGTTGCTTTGGCATGGTGACGTGACCGTTAGCATCTACACGAACAGCAGCAGCACCTGAAGTCCATAATTCTAGTTTGTCATTTGTATTGTCGTAAGCAACTATTCCTTTGTTGTCAGCATCTGTGTCGCCAAATAAAAGTTGAGCATATTGATTAGTTGCTCCAACTATAGAAACATCTGCTTGTCCAGCAAGTTTAACAGTTAACTCTCTTGTCAAAGAGTCAGATCCAGTTCCTATTCCTACTTTTCCAGAAGAATCAATACGCATTCTCTCAGCTAATGTACCTCCTCCTTGAGTAAAGAATTTAAGATGTCCATCTTCAGAACCATTTGATACATCATCAGCAACTACTTTTATTGATACAAATTCATTTGCATTTCCAGCATCATCATCTCCATAAAAACTAATACTAGCAATTTGATCCGCATCCGCTGGAGAAGCACTGTCTTTTACAAATGCAAGTTTAACTCCATTATCATCTGCATTAGTTTGTTTTAAAGTAAGAACGTCTGAGTTATCATCAACAGTAATTATTGTGCCATCGTTTACTGTTAAACCTGTAGACTCTAATACAGCTTTTTCAGTACCAGCAATATCAAAGCGTATCTTGTCTTCATCACTGGACTCTTCAACCTGTATCTTTGTATCACTGTCAGCATCAAGTAGCTGATTAGCAGTAGTACTAGAAGTATTAGTATTTGTAATAGCCTCTACCAAGACTCCAGTAGGAGGAGCAGTACTAAAGGTTAGTGTAGTTCCAGAGATTGAATAGTTTGATTTGCTCTGGTAAACCCCATCAAAGTATACCTGTACGTTATTCTCATGTACAGGAGCTACAGATAACGTCAGTGTCGTATCACTGTTATCACCTGTCATTGTATTAATTGTATTATTAGATCCACCTACAGTAGTTGTACTGTGGTACGCTGTAATGACCCTACCACTTGCAGGAGCAGCACTTAGCGTTAATGTAGTACCTGATACGCTATAAGCATTGTGGGCTTGGAATACACCATCTACGAATACCATAAGGTTTTCTTCATCGTCAGGCGCAGTACTTAATGTAAAGGCAGTAGTAGATCCATCACCTGTATAGGTGTTGGTATCCATATTTGTACCTCCACCACCTCCTGCTATTGCTCCCCATTCATTTGTATAACCTTCAAATTTACCAGTAGTGCTGTTGTACCTAAAGTATCCTGCTGCTGGAGATCCGGGTCTCTGTGCTGTTGTACCTACAGGTACGTGTATAGCATCTGTAAAGCTACCAATGTCAAGAGATACGTCAGGTGAAGCGTTACCAATACCTACTCTATTTGCAGATGAATCAACTACTAATGTATTTGAATCCCAATTAAAGTCTCCTGTGCCACCTGTCAGTGCAGTAAGAGTTCCTAAGCTTGTAATGTTTGGCTGTGCAGCAGTAGCTATTGTTCCTGTAAGACTATTAACTACTAAACTAGCAGCAGCATATCCTGTTGCCCCTGTATTTACTGTGGTGCTAGGTACTGTCTGTGTATCTGTAAATAATCTAAATGTATTATCAGTAGAAGCATCATAAAATAAACCAGCATACTTTGTTGTACTAGATTCTACATATTTACCATAGAAACCAAAGTCTGTTGAGTTACCTGTATTTTCATCTGTTAGACCTGTAAAGTTAGAATCACTAACTACAGATCCAGTTTGTGTAGTTGTTCCTGTAACTGCTAAATTACCTGCTACTGTTAGGTTATTAGCAATCGTAATATCATCAGCTAGTTTATCACCTGTAACCTGATCGTTTGCAATATGTGCTGTATCGATTGATCCATCAGCAAGTTGAGCAGAATCAATAGCATCATCAGCTATCATAGAGTTTACTATGACATCACTACCAATTACAAAATCTAAAGTATTATCACTATCATCATATGTTACTGATATACCAGTTTCTGTATTAGAGCCAACCATAGCTCCTACAGTATCTGAAATAGTTTCAGCTAGAGTTGTACCATTAACTGTAATAGCATCTGCTTCTAGTGTGCCATCAACATCAACATCTCCTGAAATATCTAAACTTGCAGCAGTTACTGCACCGCCTACAGTTAGGTTACCAGAACTAGGATTGTAAGTAAATCCTGTATCAGTTTCTAGTCCTTGGCTTCCTGTAGCACCGTCAACGAACACAGGGAATATAGTCTCATCTGTACTGTTATTAGCAGATACAGTTACTGAGGTAGCTAAAGCTGCTGTACCTGTTGTATCTTGGTTAAGTGTTCCAACTACTAGATCAATAGTGCCATCTGCATCTTGATAAGTAACTGTAATATCTGTTTCAGTATTACTTGAGAACATAGCTCCAATAATATCTTGTAGTTCTTCAGTAGTATGTATATCTGACGTTAATGCTACTGTACCTGTAGTTGCTGGTAGAGTAGCTGTAATATTACCACTAAATGCACTGTGTGCTGGAGCCTGTAGTCGTGCATAGTGTGCGTTACTAGATTCACAATAAAAATCTATGTATGATTGAGTTCCACCATTTTTAAGAGAAATAGCTCCTTGGCTTAAAACTAAACCATTAGTAGAGCCTCCTGCAATAGCTAAAGTACCAGCTATATCACCATTACCAGATATATCTAGTGTAGCTGCATCTAGCTCACCGCTAATAGTTATATTTCTACCACCAGTTATATCTTTGTTTGAATCAGTTATAATTGCTTTACTAGCTATTACTGTACCGTTAGTAATTCCGTCTATTAAGTTAATGTCTGTTGCACTAGCAGTTACGCCATCTAATATGTTTAATTCTGCTGTTGTTGCAGTTACACCATCAAGTAGGTTTAGCTCTGCTGCTGTAGATGTTACGCCATCTAGAATATTAAGCTCTGCCGCAGTACTGGTTACTCCGTCTAATATATTAAGTTCTGATGCAGTACTTGTTACACCATCAAGAATATTAAGTTCAGCAGCAGTAGCTGATATAGCTGTACCATTAAAATTTATAGCATCTGCATATATAGTTCCATCAAAGTATCCATCTTTAAATTCTAATGAGCTTGTACCCAGGTCTATATCATTATCTGTTACAGGTACAATAGCTCCATCTTGTATTCTTATTTGCTCTACTGCGCTGCTAGAAACTTCTACAAAGAAACCCCAACGATTGTTAGTACTATCAACTACAAGTTTATTAAGAAAATCTAAGTCACCAATAGTATGTATGTTACCACCGTGTCCAGCAGTACCATCGTGTCTGTGTCCTGTAGCAGTAGCACTAGAAGAAGAATAAGTAAACGCATTTTCAAGTTGGTTGTATTCATTATTGAATAATGCTGCTGTAATGGTATCTCCATCTACGAACGTACTTTGTCTAGTATAGCTTTGAGCCATTTATTATCTCCTTCCTGACGGTCTATAGTCTGCGTATATACCATTAATTGCATAAGGTGCATTAGTATCAATACTAAATATTCTAAAGTTACAAGCGTCACCACTACCTTGTACTGCTTGTCTTACTAACGGATCATTAGAAGCTCCAAAAGCTACTGCATTAAATGCAGAAGAACCAAACGTAGCAGGTTCTAAAATCTGATCTAACGTATAATCAGGAGGTTGAGGTATCGTAGTGTCTCCATAATTATATCTAATTCTAAGTGTAGGCTGGCACTGACCTTCTGGCGTAACTGAAATCTTTGCATAGTTTAAAGTTTTACGAGTTCCTGCATCTCCAAAATCTAAGAAAGGTGTTTCATACAATGCACTAACCTTTGTTTCTGTACCTGCTGGATTAAACGTAGCACCTGTATCATGGTTATAAACATAGCCATCTTTATCTCCATGATATGTTTGTTCTAGTCCATCTTTATCTAATCCAGATGTAAAAGCATGTGCTTGTATTCCTTCAGTCTCTGACCATTCAAATCCGTTAGGTGTAATCGTACCTATTATACCTTTTGAAGATACTGTTGTTGCAGACGGTTTAGAATAAAATAAACGATACTGAGATTTACTTCTTAATACTGCACTTGTTATAAACAGCTCATCTATTTCACTGGCTATAGTTCCAATAATAGATTGTATAGCTCTACTAACAGAACCAAGCTCAACGTCACCAATACGTGCTGTACCTGCAACAGTACGAAGTCCATCAGGACTTAAAAATACCAAGTCACCGCCTATTTCTTGAATAGATGCACCGTCCATACAGCCTACATTTTTTGCAATAGGTACTACAACAATATTACTTGAATCATTTATATTTTGTAACTTATAAATTGAATTGACACAAAATATAATTAAATCATTACGGAAACTTCTAATACCTACTACTTTGTCATCAAGTACAATATTACCTGAACCAGTACTTGTAAAATCATCTATATCATTTGTGCCGCTATAATATATAGTATTAGGTGCTGTAGCTGCTCCTGCTACTACTAAATGCTTATCATGTATCACACAATACTTAGGATACACTGTACCACTAACTGTTATTTCTTTTGCAAAAAAAGTTCTGGTATTTATATTAGCTCCTGTACCTGTCATTTTAAAGTACATTGGTTTAACACCAGAGCCTTCATCTGTTATAACTACTTCACCATAATCTGTATTACCTTCAAAGACTGCAAAGTTTGTTTGACCTTGTGAAGTTCTAGCTGCTGCTGATCTTCCTGTAAATGTACTGTAGTTATCTCCAGAAGCATCTACACTGGCTTTATTTATTTGTAACCAGCTTGTACCGTCTTGACTAAAGTATACATTAGTACCTGAAGAAGCTATAACTCCATCTGCATAAACTTGTAGCCCTTTAATTGCATTTGAACTATTAGGTCTAGCAGCAGAGCCTCCACCAAAAGTAGTATAACCATTAATACGCCTATAGCCACCATCAGGGTCTACTTCAAAGTTAGACAGTGCGACAGCAAAGCCAGGCTGACCTAACAATTCTAATTGGTTAAGGTTGGTATTAAGACCACCTTTGCATGATATACCAAACGGTTGTGACACTATACAAACCTCATACGATCATCTTTAAAAGTACCAGGATTAGGTTCCATAAGATTAAGTTTCATCAACTTTAATCCTCGTTTATAATCTTCTAAAGCAAACGCTGAAGATTGAGGATTTTCTTTAAATTGATGTAAATAATATCTAGCTCTTGCCATCAGCACAGAATTATAAATATTAGGAAATACTGTAGTATCTCCATGTGAAGATAACTCAGTAGGTAAATCATAAGCATAAAACCAAATACGATATACTTTATCAGGAATAGGACTTAATGCAAACTTACGTGCATCAGGACTTCGTGTTACTCTAGCAGGAGTTGCTCCATTAGCATCTTCTGCATCATCTTTATTTTCACTTATACGAAAATAATCTTTCCAAGCTTCAGTATCAATGTATCTTAAATTTCTAATAGTATAAGGAGAAGACTCTCCACTAACCCCTACAGTTGTTAAAAGAAAATTATCCCAATCTACGTAACCATAGTCATTAACTAAACTAGAACTAGATGCTTTAAGCTCATACCATCGTTGATTAGCTACAGTTTCTACATATACATTACCATACATAGGATCTGTATCTCCACTTTCAGCAGTAGCTAAAAAGGGCCATTGAGGTTCTTCATTAACTATATCAAGATAACCACGGTTAATAGAATCTTTTGCGTGTTGCTGAATACCTACAGCAGATCCAAATGTAGCAGAAGTTAATTCGACTTCATTCATCTCACGTAATAATTCATTTGTTAAATTAAGAAATGTAGCCATTACTTTTTATGAACCTTTTGTACATCAAAGTTAGCAG